GTGCTGCTCAGGGCCCCACGGGCCGAAGCCGATGCAGTTGGGATACTAATAGCGATAGCCGGGGTCGTTGTGGCGTTAGTGACGGCAACCGCAACGTCTGTACCGAGAGTGTCAGTCGTAGCCGATACGCTAGTAACCGTACCCACATACTGGTCAGCCGAGGAGATGCTGAAGTTGGGGTAGCTACCTCCAATCGTTGTCGTGCCACCGCCCGTAAGCGAAACCACCTGATCTGGAGCCGTATTGGTGATTGTGATTGCACCAGAGCCGTTGGTGATCGAGATGGCCGTGCCGCCGGTCAGCGTAGCCTTTTCAAGCGAACCGTCAGAAGAACGACCGATCAAAAGCTGGCCGTCGGTATAAGTCGTATGCCCCGTGCCGCCAGCAGCCGTGGGGAGCGTACCAGCAGTAAGGGTATTCGTGCCCGACGAATAGAGCGCACGGTTAGAAGCACCAAAGGTCGTCAGGCCAGTGCCGCCTAGCGTCGTATCCACAGGCGAAGTAAGGCTAAACTGTGTGCCCGTAAGTGTAAGGCCCACACCTGCCGAGTAAATCTGCGCAGATGAAATCTGGGCAAACGTGATTGCCGTCGTGCCGAACGTAATGGTTCCGACGGTATTGCAGGTATAAGTCTCGCCTGCGCCTGTCGTGCCCTCTTGGACGAAGACAGTCGAACCTTCGCTCAGACCGTTCGGACTAGCGTTGACGTAAGTGTTCGCGTCGCTGGAACGCGTCAGTACCCAGTTGGTCGAGCCAGAACCTACGTTTGTCACGACGTAGATACCGTTCTGTGTCTGTGTGGTCTGCGTATAAATCAGGACACGGTTTCCGACGCTGAGCGTCACGCCATCAATAACCAGCGCGGCCTGAGTGCCAGCATTGGTTAGCGTAGCGCCGACCCCGGCAGTTCCGTTGTTGTACGTCGCGTTCAGATTAGTCGGTGACTCGACCCGCACCGGCTGGTGGTAGTGGATACCAGAGGACACCTGAGTGTCCACGTATTGCTTGGTCGCCACCTGAAGATTAGAAACAGGGTCTTGGGTTAGCGTAACCGAAGTCAGGCCAGCGAGTGTCAGCGATGTAGCACCAAGAGCAATTGACGTTGTACCGATGGTAACGGTGTTATTGCTCAGCGCGGAGTTCGGAATAGCCGAGAAGTTCGTACCCGTCAGCGTCGGCGTCGTCGAGAAAGATGGCGTAGTGCCGCCAACAAGAACGCCAGAAGCTACAGTGACATATGATGTTGTGTTGGCCGCAGTCTGGTAGGGGATGGAACCCGCAACGCCAGCAGCTAGGTTTGTAGCTACGTTAGCAGTTGCAGCATTCCCAGTAATGCTAATGTTGACGTTGCCAGCAGCGTCGTAATTAACCGACTTCTCCGACGGGTAAGTGACGAATACCGTTTTGTCACCAGCACTGAAGTTGACGAGATTACCACTATTACTGGAAGCCAACACCGTGTCACGGCTAAGGCTCGTCCCGATAGCAGTATAGGTCCCGATCCCAACTTCCCACTCACTACCGCCATTGATGGTGTAATAAGTGGTATTGCCGTTCCCAATAACCGCAAACGACTGATACCCCGCAGGTGGGGTATTCGAAAGCGTAATAGTTCCCGTCCCCGTCGTCGAGGTTACGTCTTGTACACGATCAGCAAGGACGAGCGCCATCTACTACCTCACATCAGGTTGCGGAGCTTGTAGATCGTCGTGAGATAAACGTCCGTAACCCCATCAATGAGGTTAGCCACAGCACGGTTACCCTTGCAAATGGCCTCATGGTTTTTCTCGATCCACTCAGCATCTTCGATCAAAATAAGCAGGATTTCATCCGCCTTGGTTTTGGGGGCCTTAACAGCCCCCACCAGTTCAAATGCACCCTGATACGCCTCAACGAGCTTGTCGATAGCGTCGATTACCCCATCGTAGAACTCACCGAGTGCTTGATGTCGCGCATACGCACCCACCCCACTGGCAGTCCAGTGCTCAAAATGGGCTACGTTACGGGCATAAAACACCCGGCTGATGAGTTCTTCGATCATTAGGCGATCCGGATAATGGCCGTGGTATTGGTGGCAGTCGGGAAGATGATGGTGAAGTCACCCGCCGTAGCCGTCTTGTCCGAGCCAAAATCCAACACGCAGACCGCAGCGTTTGTCAAAGCCGTGTTGGCGTTCGAGTTAGCCGAAGGACTGGTGTTATAGATCAGAGCGCCACGAGCCGTGATGGTCGCGTTGGTGAAGGTTAAGTCACCAAAGTCAGTAAAACCAACGCCTGTTTCTGCGTTTGTATTGGTCGCCGTTACACCCAGATTGAGCAGCGAGCCGCCGCCAGCCGTGTAGTTCGTGCCCGAAGATGAAACTTCGTTCGACGAAGTATACGTCGTGGTATTCGCATCGAGCGAAGCCGAGGAGGTGTAGAGAGCGAGCTTAAAAATATCCGAGCCCGTGTCGCCTGAAGGGCGGAAATCGTGCACACCAAGCAGAAGCTGAGCTTTGAAGCTGGTGCACATTGCCTGTGTAATAGCCAATGTAGGTCTCCTTAACTGTCCAAAATGGGGATAAACTCTGGGTGTCCGGCCTTATGAAACTTGTTTACCAGAGTTACGTTATGGGACCGAACAGCCTCGTGCATGTAATGGATGAGCACCTGACGGATGCTGTCCTTAAATGCTTCTGCTTGGTCCCGGATGGCCGGATGTGTGTTGCTGCCCACGTGGATAATCTTGTCCAAAGCGCGTTCAGCAATTTCTTCGGGGGTGAAGCCACGGCCCTGCGTGGTCACTACCATCACATCCCCACCTAGCATTGTTCCTACGGAATCAATCATATTACCTCACCGGGTAGCGGACCTGAGGAGTCCGATACATATCTTGACGGTTCTTGCCTTCACCAAGCTGTTTAATCATGGCGAGGGCCTCATCGTACCGCTTCTGGTACTGCGCTATAACATCAGCTTCACCTTTCATAAAGGTGTATGCTTCAAGAAGTGCGCCGTAAAGCAATACGCTTTCAAAATTATCACCGAGCCACGACGTACCAGACGTCACAATTGACGGCGGATAATAGAAATAATGAAGTTCTACGCCGTAGCTTTGATCCGGTGTTGGGCCCAAAATAAACGAATCTACGTCAAAAAAGGCATAGTGCGTAGGCGTCCCCGTCACGTTCGGGTTCGGAAATGCCGCTCGAATGAAGCTGACATCTTTGTTCAGCAGATAAGAATAAGCGCCCGTGTTAGGCTCAATCACAGCGATAGAGAAGGTAGCAAGCCAATCAGACGGCACCGAGAGGTACTTGTTATTGGCGGTCATGTTGCCGGTCACGTTCTTACGCAGGTCCAAAAGTTGGACCGAGTTAAAGATACGCTCTTCGGCGTTAATAATGAACGTGTTGATCTGCTCAGTCGAAGTCAGCCCCCCGGAACCAGCGGTATCCGGAAAGTCGTTCTCGGTGTAACCCTTGATCGTTTCGACAAGCTGATCGTAGTTCATTAGCCCATCTTCTTGCTGCTATGCGTGCCTTTAGTAGCTGCGCCGGTCCCGCGAGTTTTCACGGTCTGGGTATTAGCCACATTGTTCGGGTAGCCGTTATTACCCAGCGGCTCATGCGACGGCTTAGGCTGGTTGTAGTTAGCCATTCTTCACTACCTTCCCCATGTCCTTAATCGGCTTCTTACCCGACTTCTGGTTCGCAACCTTAGCGAGGTTACGGCCAAGCTTTTTCATCTGCTCGTTGGTCTTACCACCCTTAGCCATGTTAATTCTCCGTCGTCTGAATAGTTACCGTCCCTACCTGACCATTACCTACTAATGTATCAGGAAGACCCCATAAACCCAAGGGATTTTGAAAGCCCACTGGGTCCCAACCCCAATGGATGACACGGCTACCGCCTGAAGGCGTACCAAAAGCGTCTACATCCTCGGTTGGAAGCGTGTTTGGTTGCGTGCGAATACCCGTCAAACCTGCCTGCCAGTAGGTCGTATCAGGACGCGGATTGCGAATAGCCTGTGGGTCATCAACCGGATACATACCCAGTTGAAGTTGTGGCTGATCTGGTTCCCAGCACGTCGGGCACACAAGGATGTTGATGTTCTTCGTCTTAATGACGAGAGACTTCAATTCCTTGAGCTTATAACGAAAGCCGCAGCGGTCACACTGCGAAATCGCATATTTACCAGAGGCGAACCTGTTAGGCACAGCACCTCCCTAGAAGAACATCTGGCGAGGCGCGAGGCGCAGCGGTGCCTTCTCGCGGTCCTCATCAGCGGCCTGATCCCAAGCCTCGTCATACATAGCTTTGAGCATTTGTGTGCGCTCAATAGCGCCGGGAAGCTTAAGTGAGAGGTGATACGCCAGCCCAGCAACCATGGCAGGCAGCATACGGAACGGGATATCCTGCTCGGTAATACCTTCGCCTGCGTCCTGAATACGACGCAAACGGTAATAAACAAATGTGTAATAGTTATTCTGATCCGGAGCAGGCCACACGTTGATGTTCGGATACTGAATGCCACTCGGGGTTTGCGCGCCTGACTGACGGTTAATCCAGACCTGAATGGGGCGACCCTGAGCGTTTTTGTTCGGGATCGTGAGGTAAGTATCGGCGCTGATACGGTTGATGTTGATATCCGTCTGCGCCTGACCTGTCTGCGTGCGGATCACGTGGTCGAACAGGTCGATGGTATCCACTGGCAGATTATACGTGATCTGCCCCTGCACCATTTCAATCGAGCCCTGCTCGATGGTCCAAAGGTTGATGCCCTTATTCGCCCACTCAATCGTAAGGAGGTTGAGACTACGACGCGCCGTGCGCAGGTCGTAACCTGTGCGCAACTCAGCGCCACAACGCTCAAAAGCCTCCTCAATGAGGAGGTTGAGATCAAGATTGAAGCTCGAGGTGCCTGAAGTGGGCATTTAGTTCTTCCTTATCTAAACCGTGCTGTCTTCTTGGCAATCGACTTAGGCTGCTTGACGAACTGCTTGCCCGCCTTTGTACCTTCTCGCTTAGCCTTAGTTGTAGCAGCATATTCGGAAGATGTCAGCGACTGACGTGCTTTCTTCGGCAAATAACGCTCACCTGTGGCTTTCGGACCCTGAGTGGACGGCTTGCCCGACTTAGTCCCCCAGTCTTCCTTGGTCCATTTAGACAAGGATTTCTGAGCTTCTGTCTTCGGGCCGGAGTAGCCGCCACCAGATTTCTTATACCGCTGGGTCGCAAGCTGGGCTTTGCGGGCAGACCACTGGCCGGGCTTACCACCTTTATCACCAGCTTTTACGCTGGCTACGATGCGTTTCCACTTGCCTTCGTCTGTCCGCGCCACCTTATTTCCCCTTTTTGAAGCCCTTCAGCAACTGCGCAAAACGCGCACGTTGGCCGAGTTTACCGGGCTTCTTGGCTGCTGCCGCGAGCTTTTTGGCGGGGATTTTCTCACCCTTCTTGACACCCATTTCAGCCCGGAGAGCGCCGGGCTTCTTGATTGCCTTCTGGATGAACTTACCGCCTTTGGCTTCGCCACCCTTGGCGTAAACAGTCACTTCGTCGGGGTTATCCTTCCGACGAATAGTCTTCGCCTTCGGCATTTTAGAGGGATTCATAATCCCCATACCCCGAGACGGGCGCATTAGACCATTTTACCTTTGGTCTTGCCCTTCTTAGCAACACCATCGATGGAACCACCCTTAGCGTAGCACTTGCCACCCTTGTTCATCTTCATCGCACGGCCCATGGTGTCAGCCGACTTCTTGGTCAT